GGCACTCGATTCTCTCGATGAGGAGACCCATACATCAACTCAAGGAGAACCAGAAGTGGAACTTCAGACTGAAAATGAGGTCACTGAAACTGTAGAAGAAACAGTGGTTGAAGAGGAAGTTGTTGAAACAACCCCTGAACCAACTCCTGTCCTTGCCTCAGTTGAAGGACCAGAAACACATTCAGCAGTTGAGAAGGAGAACACAGACCTTCGCAAAGAGTTGGATGACATCAGGAAGGCCCACTCGGACCTTGTAGAAGAGCGTGAACTAGAGAAAGCGATACATGCTTCCTCTCGTTGGGCGATTCTCCCTGAGTTAAATCCAACAGAATTTGCGCCAGTCTTGCGTTCACTTCGTGCTGCTGACCCAGAAAGTGCTGCAAAGATTGAACAAATCTTCGATGCAGCAACGGTGGCTTTGGGAGAAGCAGGCGTACTGAAAGAACTTGGTACAGACTCTGCTCCCGAAGGAGAAACCGCTTGGGCCCAAATTGAATCACAAGCACAGGAACTCGTTTCCAGTGGTGCAAGTGACTCGATAGCCAAAGCAGTTACCACAATTGCTGAAGAGCAACCAGAATTATACAAAGCCTATATGACCGAGAAGGGGTTCTAATATGGCATACGAAATTCCCGGATTTGACATCGGAACCTTTACGGCTTCCGCTGATCTATCCGCTAAACAGTATTATTTTGTGAAACTATCAAGTGCAACTCAAGTTACGGTATGTGCTGCTGTCACCGATAAACCAATTGGTGTACTGCAAAACAACCCTGAATCAGGTGAACAAGCCATTGTTCGTGCTTTGGGAATATCCAAAGTAAGTGCTGATGCAACCCTCGCAGCAGGAGATGTAATCGGTACAGCGGCCGATGGCCAAGCGCAACCCATAAGTTTAGGGTCAGAGACAACCGTGCATGTTTGTGGACAGGCTATTGAAGCCGGTTCCGCAGGTGAGGACTTAACTGCATTCATCAACATAACAAACGGTAGAGGAGCCTGATATGCCACAACCAACGTCACAAGATGTTCATGTCAATTCGATTCTGACACAAATGTCTGTGGCCTTTATGCAAGAAAATTATGCTTTTGTTGCATCTAAGGTATTTCCACAGATTAATGTCAATAAGCAATCTGACAGTTATTTTGTATACTCACAGGCTGATTTCTTCAGAGATCAGGTTCAACCACGTGCTGATGGTACAGAATCAGCAGGAACTGGATATAGCCTCTCGACGGCAACCTATTCAGCAACCAACTATGCGTTGCATAAAGACATAGGTCACCTCACATTGGCTAACTCCGATTCTCCGTTGGACCCTCTCGGTGATGCAACTCGGTTCCTTTCACAGCAAATGCTTATCAAGCAAGAGCGTGACTGGGCAACCAACTGCTTTGCCACCAGTATTTGGGGAACTGACGCAACACCTTCCACACTGTGGAGTGCTGCATCATCAACTCCAATTGCTGACGTAGAAACAGCCAAAAACACTGTTCTAACGAACACTGGTTACCTACCAAATACAATGGTTATGTCCTACAAGGTCTTTTCAGCCCTTGTAGACAATGATGACATTACCGACAGAATCAAATACACATCATCAGACTCAGTAACTGCTGACCTGTTGGCTAAACTATTTGGTCTTGATCGAGTACTCATTATGTCAAGCACATACAACTCCGCTGCTGAAGGAGCATCCGCTTCCTACGCACAAATTGGAGATAGAGATGCGCTTGTCTGCTACGTAGCACCAAACCCAGGATTGATGATGCCATCCGCTGGCTATTCAATGCTTTGGAGCGGTGTCGGTGGGGGACTTGGAACCAACACAGCAATCAGTCAGTTCGATCTACCCGAACGACGAGCAACACGTGTCGAAATTGAATCCGCTTGGGATTTCAAAGTCGTCAGTTCTGCTCTCGGGTATTTCTTTAGCAACTGCGTTGCATCCTAAACGATGACCTGATTGCTTTCCAAAGCAATTCCCGTGATTGAGGGCCGAGTCCGGTAAACGGCTCGGTCCTCATTCCGTTACAAACACAATCAGAATTGAGGAAATATGGCACAACCGCCAAACAATACAGCAACAGTTACAGCGCTCACAGGTTCAGACCAAACTGTTCTCACAGGAGATGGAATTTTCTTTGGGGGAACGTTCACTGAAACCGCAGGGTCTACTGCTGGTTGCATAATTTACGACAACACAGCAAATTCCGGGACCATACTAGCCAAAGTATCACTTGCTGCTAACGGCATTGAACACATTAACTTTGCTAATGGGCTACAGGCTGGAACTGGAATCAGAGTAGACATCACCTCTGGTACTATTGCTGGTTCAATCCATTTCACATCGTAGGAGTTCATAATGGCTTGGAGTTATTCAGGAGACCCTGATTCTAGTGCCTTAGATGGAATCCGCTTCCTGATAGGCGATACCGACACAAACGATCAGTTACTTAGCAACGAGGAGATCACTTGGGTCAATGCACAAGTTACAGGAAGCACTACTTCCACAGATTCATTGTATGAGGCGTCGTATAGGTGCATGATTACAATTGCTTCTAAGTTCTCTCGATTGGCTGACCAGTCTGTTGGAGATATGCGTGTAGATATGAGTCAGAAGGCCAAAGGCGCTAGAGATCAGGCTGAGGAACTCAAGAAACTAGCAGCAAGAGAGGGTTCAACACCTGTTCCATATGCTGGTGGTATCACATATTCCGATAAGGAAATAGACGAAGATAACAGCAACATTGTCCGACACTACTTCAGGAGAGGTCAGTTTGTGGATGTTCGTGATGGTTCCACAGGAACTGTGGATAAATACGCTGACTTTGGGCCCTATGGAGCGTAAGTAATGGCAGGAGCATCACCATCAGCAGTATTTATGACAGACCTGAAGGTCAATATGACCCCGGATACGGTAAGTATCAGGACAAGTTCAACTGTTAATTCATATGGAGAACGATCATTCTCCGGTGACGCTACAACATACGATGCTTACGTTGTCAGGGTTGAGGCTTCGGATAGGACTGTGAACAACGATCTAGTGGATGTGGATTACGTTGTGTATATTCCTGACGCTAGTTTAACTATGCGTGTAGATGACCAGATAACGCTACCCGCACCTATTTCAGCAACCAGACCTATCGTCAGAGTAAACATTAAGAAAGACCCGTTAGGCCAAGTAGGTGTAATTATTTACTGTGGTTCTCAGACTCGAAGGGCTGGTTAATGTCCTCGATTTCCAAAAACTTCCGATTCGATCCTGAAGAAGTCAGGAATCTACAGAAGAAACTCAAAGAAATAGGTCTGAATGGCAGAAAAGTAGCAGCGCAAGCAATGTATTCTGCTGCTAATCATATCGGGAATGAATCGCAGACACTGGTTCCTGTAGATACAGGAGTTCTCAGAGGCTCAATGGATATTACTCGACAGAAGTCATTCACTCAGGCTACAACTAGCGCAATTATCTCCTATGGAGGTCCAGCAGCACCATACGCTCTGATTCAGCATGAAAATATGGAATTTGAACACCCAACTGGTGGTCAGGCTAAATATCTAGAGCAACCATTTCTGGAATACACCAAAAACTGGCCGCAATCGTTCATTGACCAGATGGAAGTAGAGGCTGGATTCAAAACTTGGACAGAAGGGTACTCCTGATGGCTACAATCACTGATGTTGGCGCATATTTAGACGCTCAAGTCAGCAATGTTTCCCTGACAGCAGGAACTAATCTGTTCTACGGGAGGCTTCCTGACTCTCCTGATACCTGTGTTGCGCTGTATGAAACTGGAGGTCAGGCTCCTGATGACACAATGGGCAACAATTCAGCGCCCGTATTTGAGAATCCCAGGATTCAGTTAGTTGTTCGTGCTAGTGCATACGCAACAGCATCAGCGCTTATACAAGACTGCTGGGACAAATTAATGCTGGTCACTAACGAAACCCTGTCATCTACGTATTATGCAAGAATTTCAGCAGTTTCATCTCCATTTGCGTTAGATAGAGACTCTCAGGACAGAATGGTGTTAGCGTGCAACTTTCAGATCATCAAGACTCCGTAGACCCATACGCTGAAGCTCGGATTGTAATCGAGTCTGATAAGAGAACTCGATTCAAGATTCGATGTGGTTGCTGCGGTAAATTACTAGCGGAAATGGTAACTGCTCCTTGGCGATTACGCTGCCCTCGTTGCAAAGCAGTCAATGAAAGC